GGGGGGGGGGCAAAACCCACCGGCCTGTTCTTTGACTTCTCCAAAACCAATGATTGGTTGGGAAGTTCCACTTCAATTTTCAGGGTTTTATAGGGTAGGCGTTCAGCCCATTGTTCAATCTTGTTCAAGATATGCTGTTGCTCAAACACCGGGCTTCACCGCCTTTCTATTGCTTAATAAACGCAAACACACGGAAACCGTGCGTTTTTCGTGTGTTTTGTTACTATCATGTTATTAGTCGAAGCTGAAGGCGGGGCCAACCAACATATCTTCCAGCCCGTAACGCATAGCGTCCATAAGGTGGTTGAAATCATCAATGGGAACATTGATCTTGGCCCCGAACTTATCTTCTGCCCATGTGTAGTTTGAAATCTCTGTGATGAAGTTCACGCATCGGGGATGAACAATGATGGTGTAACCCTGAATGTACTGGATTCCATTGTTCACGCTGTCCTTGCCCTTCCGGGCGGCTCTGATACGATGAAGGCCAGCATCCCGCAATTCATCAATGCTCTTGGGTTCTGCACAATCGGCCTTGATCCGTTCCTTACCGTAGCCCATGCCGGTGATCCGGTCACAGATTGCCCGGTTCGTCAGGGCCTTTTCATACAGTTCATCAAAAACCCAAATGGTTCTTTCCTTCTCACTCACCAGCCCACAGAACAGGGCCGTGGGATCGTTGGTATAACCGAAGTCAAGGCCGAAGGCGCTTTTCACATCAGGCTTCTTGGAAATAGCCAGATAATCAAAGGCTTCTTCCCGCCAATTATCGAAAATCAGGCCATCCACAATGCCCCAACCCCCAAGGCCAGCCACCTTGTAGCGGCGGGGGTTGTTTTCCTTCATGGTGTTGAACACCTTCAAATCCGCCGTGTCCAGCCATTCATTACACAGGTAATTGGTGGTTGTGGCGTAAATCTGCCCATCCGGGCTGATCCAGCTATCATGGAACTTGTATGTGGGGTTCCCTTGGGCATCCTTGCCGGTGATCTCCCCGAAGAAGCGTTTCCTGATCCAATGCTTTTCGTTCCACGGGTTGAATGTCAGCGTGATTTGCTTAAACAGGCCGGTTTCTTCCGGGATAGCACCACGGATGGATTCATCCAGCATATCAAAATCAGCTTCATTCATGATTTCGTATGCTTCTTCAATCCAGCACCAGCACAAAAACCCTATTTCAACCGTAATTGAAGTGACCTTCAGGGGATCATCAAGGCCCCGGAAGTAGATTTTTTGACCTGTGGGAAGATAGGTCATTTCAAGGGGGCTTTCCTTGATTTCCCAATAGGCCGCAACGCCAAGGCGGTTGATTGCCCATTTCAGTTCGGTGAAACAGGAATCTTTCAAGGTTCTGAACACCTTGCGAACCACAAGGGTATTGGCTTCCGGGTATTGCATCATCCGTTTGATGATGTTCAGGGCCGTGGTCTTGGATTTCTTGGAAGCACGGCTTCCCTTACACACTCGGTAACGGCCTTTGAAGTTCCAGAAGGTTCCGTAACCCTTGCCAACCACTTCAGGAAGGTGAACCCGTTTGGCCTGTGGGCTAATCTTCAAGTTGATCATCCCCCGTGATAATCACCGGAACGGCCCCTTCCACACCTACCTTGTCCGTGAACATACCATAACGCTTGCCGATCAGTTCAGCGGCCTTCAGCCTTTCCTTGGCTCCAACCTCTTTCTGCGTCAACTCTTGGCAACCGTCACCGCACAGGATCGGGATTTCTTCAGTATGTTCACCCCGCATCACCGAAGTCAGGTATTTCATGACTTCTTCAGCATCAGCGATCTTGGCCGAATGAAGTTTTTCAAGTTCGGTTTCGATGTACGCTTTCAAGTCAGGTTTTGCAAGGTTTTCAGAACCCGTCTGCTTTGCGGTCTTAGGCGAATACCCCGCCTTGATTGCCGCATCCGTAGCATTGCCGCTGATCAGGTATTCATCACAGAACTTCCGCTGTCTTGGTGTCACAGGTATTCACCCCTTTCCTAAAAAAGTGAAATGCACCCCTATAAGGGGTGCATTTTTACGATTCCAGCATAACACGCTTGACACTATAAAATCCTACACACTTTTCACAAGAATAGGATTTTACACTACTGTTCAAGCGATAATAAAAGGTTAGGGTTCTTTTCAGAAAAAGAAATCAGGGCCTTCCCGTGAATCTTGTAAACCTGTGAAATTGAAAAGTTAAGGTCAAAGGCAATATCAAGCCATTTCTTCCCGTCAATGTATCGGGCAATCAGAATATTTTGCTGATCGAAGTCAGGAAGGATCTGAATTGCCTTCAGGGTAGCGTTCTTCAGATCAACAAGTTCATCAATCCGGGCGTTGATGGTTCTTTCAAGTTCATCAATTTTGCAGATCGTTTCTTCAAGGCTGTTCTTGGGGCCTGAAGTTTGAACCTTATCCTGTTTCAGTTCACACCCGATGGAAGTCAACCGGGAACGCTCTGTTGTAACCGTGTTCAGAAGTCTATTGATCAAGGCATCAAGGCGGCTGATCTGATTCAGAAAATCCTTGGCCTGTTGGGAAAGGTCTTTGTCATTCACTATGTAACACATCCTTTCTGGAATAAATGTTGAAGGGCATCAAACGCCGGTATATCAAGGGTTTTCGGAAAATCCTTCAACATTCAAGATCAGAAGCGCCTTCTTCACTATTATTACATTCTTCATATACTATATATTTTTTTCTTCTAAATAATTGAAGTAATCTGTTGAATGTTGAATGTTGAAGGATTTCACAGAAAATCAAGGTATTGCAAGGGTTTCAGGGCCTTCAACATCATTCCACATATATTGAAGGCCGCTGTTCCAACCCCTATTGAAGAATATTGGTTAGCAAATTCGGTTCCAGCCTTTAACATTTCCCTGAACAACCAATGCAAGGACGAATGACATAAACACCATCCAACACCGGCAAAATTCAGATGATAGCGCACACGGGAATAACATTGCATAACAGAACCGCATAAAACCAATATCATGTTTCTGAAATAGAAAGGAATAAATCTTTTTCATCGGTATTCCCTCCCGGTCTTACGGTCTTTGATTTCGATACGGTTCAGAAGTTCAAACCCCGCTAAACGGGTGATGTACTTCAGGACGAAGATCAGGGTGTTCACCCGCTTCTGCTGTTCATCCTCGTCACGGATGATATTCTTTGTGCCGTGGTAGGCTGTCGGATCGTGATACCCTTCAGCATTTTCCCAAGGTTTAGGCATCGGTTTTCCCTCCTTCTTCTCTGTACCATTCTTCAATGTCACACCCAATGTCCTTTAGCTTTTTACGGGCCAACCACCCATCATCGGCCTGTTCCATCAGGTAATATTCCCGTAGCTTCAAGGTTTCGGCATAGAACAGTTTCCATGCCAGCTTCAGACGCTTTGGGCCAAATCCAAATTGGGTATGAAGCATCCACAGGATGGATGATTCTTTGTCCATGTCAAAGGCTCGATCATTTTCCACAATCTGTTTCTTGATTTCCTGATCCAAGGCCCGTTCTTCAGCTTTGTTGAACTGAACGGCGAAGATTTTACCACCGGACTTCTTAAACATCGGCATGGTATTCACTCCAAATATCATCGAAGCACACCGGAATCAGCCAATGAACCTTGTCCAACAGGATCAAGGCCACTTCCCGCATCTGCGGATGTGCGGCGGGTGAACAGCGCAACTTCAGGAAATGCCGCCATTCACGAATGTTGGCCGTCATGACCACTTCCGTTTTCAGGCTGTTGGGAAGAACCGAACGGGCTTCTTGCGGGGTAGCGCCGTTGTCGATCAGCCAGAAGTATTCGCATTCCGCCTTGAAACATGACGAAGCCCAATGATCATAAGAAGGCGTATTAGGTTTCCAGAAACAGGGTTCAATCACTGTGATTTCCTCACCGAACTTGCCCTTGCCGTAATTACAATAGCGGGTGGATTCCTGACAGTAAGAAGCCATCCGGTGGCGGACGATCTCATGAGAAACCCCACGATCACAAATAAACTTCACCGTGAAGGAACAATGTTCCAGAACCGCTTCATGCCCACGCTTGATGATCCCGGCAACGAACTTTTCAGCGGAACCTTCCGTGATCTTATCCTCGGACTTGTAGCAGACACGGCCACAATGTTCCAACCGCTTCAGAATGGTGGCCCCATCAATCGGGGTGATGAACTGCACATCAGGCTTGATAATTTTCATTGTTCTGCATCCTCCTTACAATCTGCCGGGTAAAACATATCATCGGTGCCGTTCTGTCTGTGAACACATTCATCACAGGGAAATTCATCCCCGAAGCGGTCACGGTGTTTGCATCGGCGGCACGGCTCCGAAGCCGCCTTGATTTTGGGAATTTTGGGAACCGGGGCCTTCATCCGTGTGGGAATATCCTGAAGTTCCGGGTGCTTGATCTCCATGTAAAGGGCAAACAGACAGTTCCAGCAAGCCGCCCGAAGATGGGGTTCATCGTCCATCCCCATCATGTACTTGGCAAGGTGACGGAAGGCCGAATCAATCAGACTGTGAATGGGAATACCTTTTTCACAGTTCCGTTCACCATACTTCAAGGCCCCTTCTTCACAATGCTTGGAAACCTCCACCAAGGCTTCCCACGGAAGTAAATCCATGCGGCCTTTGCCGCTGTGCATATCACGAACAGCGCCGGTTCCAAACTCGGTGCGTTCACCGCTGTCTTTAATCATGCCAACCAGTCAACCTTTCTAAATTATTTTTCAATCCGGCCACAATCTCACGGGCTTCCATCGTACCCGTATGTTTTGCAATGGCTTCATTCCGTCGATCCGTCAAGAAATCACGATCCAGCGGGTGGCACTTTTCCAAATCAGCATTACACCGGTTGATTTCTTGAACCAAGGCTTCAGCACGGGCCTTCAGCCGGTCTAAACATTCCTGAAGAATGGCCTTCTGGTATTGGGCGATTGTTTGAATGTTATTTTTCAATTCAAGATCATCCCGATATTCAATAGCTGAATTGACATCAAGGCTGTGTTCGGTGCAAAAGGTTTCTGCATCAAACAGGCTATTGAATACTCGCCGCCCAACCTTAGCATAGGGAATGTTTTTGTTCTTGAACTTGGAATATTCGTGGGTCATTCAGCACCGTCCTTCTTTCCGGGGGATCATTTTCTCCATAGCGGCTATGTAGAAGTTTTTATCAACTTCAAAACCGTAAGCGTTGCGCCCCAATTCGTATGCGGCCCGAAGGGTTGTTCCACTTCCGGCAACAGGATCAATGACCACATCCCCAGGATCGGTGAAAACCTCAATCAGCCGTTTCAGAACTCCGACTGGTTTTTGGGTGGGATGGATTTTTGGATATTCCTTCCGGTTGTCCCTCTCCCAAGGGAACCAGTTGAAAACCATGTGTTTGTTCCCGTCAGGGCCGATGTTTCGGAACTTGGGAAGTTTATCCCGATACAGCACCACCGCAAATTCTGTGGCACCAACAATTTTCATGTTGGCCTTCAGAACTTGGGCGGAATAGTTCTTTGTAAAGAACAGCGGGTAAGACTTTTCAAACCCATATTTCTTCCCGTAGTCAATGACGGTTTGCATCTGCTCAAAGGCACAGAACACAATCATAGCCGGGGCCTGTCCTTTCTCCTTTGGTTCCTTCCGAAGAAGGCGGTTGCAGAAGTGCATATATTCCGCAATCTTGAAGGTGCCATCCGTATGAAAGAAGCTGGATTTTGCCAACTTACTTTCCCCGTTCTTGTTGTCGCCGCCCTGATACCACATAGGATTACTTGCGTAAGCATCAACCCCGATATTATAGGGAATATCAGCAATGACAAGTTGGGCTTTGGGAATATTGTACCTTTTGAAATTTTGAAAATTATCATGGTACAGTTCAATTTTAGTATCCATTGGTTATTCCTCACTTTCTTCTACAAACACCCGGCATTTCCCAAGGCGGCTGATCCACTTATCCACAATCACCAACCCACAACGCTTGGTGATCTGTCTGGAAAACTCGATGTTGGAAAGGGCTTGGAAGTTGTTTGCGATGCAATATTCCTTATACTTCCGGTAAACCGTCTTGGTAGGCTCATTCACAATGCAATCCAGCCCAATTTCTTTGATGAACCCAATAATGGGATTGTTGTTTTCCTCGTATTCGTCCAACTGCCCCTGAACTCTGCTGGATGTGGTGAACTGTGCGTTCCCAAGAACCCGCTTCAACCCCTGAAGGCCAAGCAAGGCCAGATATTCCATTGAACCCTGTTCACACAATTCATCCTTGATGAACGGGCGGAAGTCTGCATCATTGGGGGTGAACTTGGCATCGAAGGGAACGATCACTAAACGCCGCTGAACGGCTCCGGTTTTGTCCTTGATACGGGGAATATTGTTGGCGCTGAACAGGAACTTGGAATAATTGTTGAACTCAAATGGATCTTGGCCTTTGCGCTCCACATTCACCCGATCACCCGTGACCAGCTTCTTGAACACGGAAGCATTGGCAATAAATTCATCACCAATATCATCACCGATGTTTGCCAGCTTGCCGAACAGTTCAGCGGTTTTGAACCTATCGCCCAATTCCTTCAGGTCAAGGGAAGCAATGTTCTGATCTCCAAGAAGGTTCTTCACCACATGAAGGAAGGTGGATTTGCCGTTGCTCTTATCGCCAATCAGGATGAAGGCTTTGCCAAGTTCGTTGCGGCGGTACATACAATAGCCCACCATTTCTTCCAGCAAGGCCCGGACTTCAGGATCATCACAGGCCAGCCGGTTCAGGGTGTGATCCAACAGATCATCATGGGCGGCGGGATTGTACGGCCACGGGATTTTGTTTGTAATGACCACATCCGGGGTGAACTCTTTGAAGGAACCATCCCGGATATTGTAAAGGCCGTTGCTGAAAGCAATGATATTCGGGTTGGTGGCCTTGGTGTTTTCCTCAATCATGATTTCCAGATAGGACAGGACTTCCGAACGCCACGCCCGTTTCAGGTTGCTGATCAGCTTGATCATGGCCCCTTCAATTTCACCGGCACCGGAAACATAGATACCATCCTTGTAAATGTGAAGCTGGTTATTGATCTTCACAATATGGTTGTTGTTCTTCAGGTAGGTGGCGAACTTATCAAACAGGAAGGTTTTATCCCGGAAGAAGGATGTTTTCTTGAAGGCATCATCCCGAAGGATCACATCAAGTTCCTTGTCGGAAAGGGGCTTCTTCAGCACATAACGGTTAATCAGCCTGATACATTCACGGGCTTCTTCCTTGGTGAAATCGTCACTCTGAAGGGTCAGAATGTAGTTGAACAGGGTTTGGTTCCGCCCATCACCTTCCCCAAGGTTCGGGAAATCATAGTTGCTTTTCACTGGGGTCAGCCACTTGGGAAGTTCCTGAATCTCCCCTTCAGGGAAGTCATACAGAATGGGCCGTTCCACGCCACCGGACTTCAAGATTTCATAGCTGTTATTGGCTCCAACCTTTCCATCCGTGGTGATACCCACGGCCAAGGTGCATTTCGTCCAGCTTTTTTTAACACCACAGTTCTTGAACAAGAAGTGTTTTCCCCGTGTGGTGGCGTACACTCTGCACTTCAGTTCTAAATCCTGAACCATTCTGAACAGAAGTTCAGATGTTTCCGCATCATCCACATCAATCAGGATGGTTTCTTCCCCAAGAATACCGGCGTATTCATCAAGGTCTTGGACTTCTGAACGGGTTTTCAGTTTTTCAACGCCTTTGAATTTTTCAAGGCATTGTTTATTTCTGGTAGGCACATAGCCCCTAAACAGTTCCATGCTTCAACGCTCCCCCCCCCG